ATGGCATTATGTTTGCTCCATTATTCCAATGATCGTATCAAGGCTGTTTGCTGTGTTCGAAGATACTTGCAAACTATGTCCTGCTTGCATGATGGTTTTATTACCTGCCATAAATTCAAAAGCACTTTGGGCAGGTATGGGTATGTTAAAACCAAGATGACCTGTCTCATCACCCACCAATCTTATTTTAGCATTGATCTGGCTTGATGTAATATTACAAAGATTGATGCTTAGTACGACTGTGGTAGTGCTTGCAGGACAAGTATACACAGTGGCAAAAGCATTTGCTGATGTGTTGCTCCCATCTTTTATTTTGTTTTTAAATGTATTAGGCATATTTTTATCCTACATCATCTAATAACGCACAAACTAAAACCTCTGCTGTGGATGCTGATGATATTGCGTGTATATCAGCTACTGTTGTATTTGGTAATCTTGCACAAAAAAACTCATTCGGACCTATCGTAATCCCATCACCTACTGAAGAGGATGCTGTGCCTGCATCTAATACTATGTAAATACTTCTACTGTTTGTGTCGATATTCTTGATAAACAGAAAATTTACTTTGTCGCCTGTCGCCACGGCTGTCGGTGCTGTGTCATCATCCACGGCTGTGTAATCCGTGTAGTTACCTGCTATCAGGTCTGTACTAGAGTTTGATACACTTGTCTTTTTAAAATACCATTTATCGTTTGCATCAGATGGCGATACCGTCATAGTAGCCGAAAGCGTCTTGGCTATCTCATCAGGAAGCACCGTTGCCTGTATGCTTGCTATTGCGTCATTTGCCATGTGTTTTCTCCTTTATCCTAACGCTATGCTTAATGCAATAATATCGTCTGTTGTGGCTGCCCCTATGTCTGTTGCAAGCTCAGAGGCACTTCTACCCTCAATGCTTGTTCCGTCAACTCTCAGAAAATCATTATCAATTACGTTTGCATTTGCAACTAAAACATTACCATTTGATATGCCTGTTGATAGCGTTGCTGTTGTTGTAATCGTTGCACCATTTAATGTCATGGCATCAGCTTCAAGCGTTCCATCTACATCTACATCACCAGATATGTCTAGTGATCCTGCCTGTAACGCTCCGTCTGTAACGGTTAAGTTTCCTGTTGATGCCCCAGTGGCTGTTGTTGTTCCTACT